TACACCCGAACAGTATTGTAGTTAGTCATATCAACTTTGTTGATGACCACACTTCTTTCACCCCAACTATCACCTAATCTTAGGTGAGTGCTGCCCACATCAAAACCACCCAACGAACCAACACCAGAACCATTCGGTGCAATAGTTGCACCATCACCGAACTCGTGGATGTTAGATGCGTCCGTTGTGTCGTAAGATGTACCATCAAGACGTATGTCTATGACCTGACCATATGTCATTGAGTTTACATCTTTATCAATGATAGCTGTAGCAGTTTCACCTGCCATACCACCAGTTAGTGTAACGTCAGGTGGATATGTGTATGCTTCACCACCACTTTGAATATCAAATCTCTTAAGGTATCCTGTTGCACTCATCACTGGTGTAACAGTTGCACTTACTGTTGGGAAGTCACCGTTACTTGTTTGTGGACCTTCTACTAATAGGTTGGGAGGGAATTCATATCCTCTACCACCATTTAATACAGTAACTTCTTCTACTACTAACTTCCTTTGTATCTCTACTTCAATAGCACTCTCAGGTTTTGGTGCGTCACCATCCATAGGATCATTATACTCTGTCCAGTATGGTGCTTTGTAAAAATCCTCACCAACTAACTGACCCGCAGGTAATACTACATCACCAGCAGTGTTCTTTACTTCATTAGTTTCGTAGTGCTTGACATCAAATGGTCTTTCATATTTTTTATTAATATAGTCCTGTAACACAGGAGTAGGCATTGGCCAGTCAAAGTATGGATTGATTATATTATTTGATAGTAAGATAACCCAGTCGTAAGCAGAACTTCCGTAAACTTTTTGAGAGATTAGATCTGGACGGTCAGCATCTGTTATAGTATATTGTTTGTAGTATACTAGACTATCTAATGCTGCATCAGATATTTTAAATCTTCTGAATATATTCTTTGCCGTAACGTACTGTTGCTCAGACCACGGGAACTTGATGGGTCTAATAGCTAGAGATATGTTAGGTAGGGTCTCGAAATATGCCATTAGTAATACTGTTCGGTGTAGCTGAATGAATCACCATAGTCTTCACTGATGATTGCTTTTAGTTCTTGGAAGTTCATTTGTAAACCCACAGCAGTAGGTGCTCCGTCCTCTAGTGTTGAATAAGAACCAGCAGCAGTGTAGTTAACATTTATATTTGTGAGAGCACACGCTTTCATCTTATTTAACCAGTGGTTGTCTTGACTACCAGTTTTGTATTGTATCTTAAAGACGTGTGGTACTGTTGTGAACCATCCACCTTGAGATAACTCTGGTGCGGATGCTTTCTTGAACTGCCAGATCATTTCTTTAATGATCCTTGATTCTCTTTCGTTCCTAGGTACTAGAGTCCATCTGAACTGGAAGGATCTTAGTCCTACTTTACTAAAGAATACTTCTAAGTTAGGGTTAACTACCTGACCTATCAAACCACCAGTGATTTGACCTTCACTTAAATTAGTACTCTTGGCTACTGCATTTGCAGCAACACCTCTTACTAATGCTGGAAGTATAGATGTGTCACCCGATACTTCATTCCAAGCTTCCTGTGCACCAGTCCAGAACTGACCTGAACCTGCACCTCCTATCATTGAACCTGCTGCTCTCATAGCAGCTAGTCCCATTGGTCCTACAGTTGCTTCATTCCAATTTCTACTAGCACTTTGTCCTATATCCTCTGGCATATAGAGGACTATCTTTTTGTAGGTAGAAGAATCAAATTCACCACCACCTAGTCCAGTTATGTCATACTCAGAATAATTACCACCATAATTGTTACCACTATTATCTCCCAAACACTTTGCCTTTCTAAATGGAGGACTGTATTTGTAGACAGTGAACATCATATAATCATCAGCAGTTTCTACTTTGTCGAGTGGAAACCTTAACGATGCGTTACTGGATGATAGTATCTCTGATAAATTCATTGAATCTTACGTTTGGCACGGAACCTAAATTTTGTCGCAGGATCATTCTTAAACCATACCGATTTGGAACTGATAGGTAGCTCTATATTCCCTTGAAACTTTACAAATCTTTCGAGAGGCATATAGATTGCAGAATCCCAGTCAGTCTCAGCAATTTCTATGTAGAGACCATTTTCTACATCTTCACGTTTGTATTTATGGATAACTTTTCTAGGTACATCTATCTTACCCTTCAATAGAGCAGCAAGTGTCTTCAATCTCTTCTTGGGACTGACATAATGTAGGTTAGCCATATAAAAATGATCTCTCTTTCTACTTAATATTATACCTACTGGTAACTGGTCGTAGAAGGGTAGGTATTTTTTAGTTGCCTTGGCATCGTACTCAAACAGTACCATAGTACCTACTCGTGGTGTAAACCTGACACCATTACCATCGTCAGTATTTGATTGCTCTCTCACTATGATCTGTTCTTTAGTTGTCTCGCTGAAACTAGAACGCAATGCTATAGAAGCTGCCTTCTTCCACCAAGTCTCTGGTCTATCTTGACCATCCTGTGCTGCTTCTAGTTTTTCAAAAACGGAGTCCAAGTTCTTTCTCTGTGAAGACTAAAAATTCTGCTTGTCTTTTTCTACAATACTTCTTAGCTGCGTCCCACTTCGCTTGGTTCTTAGCATAAGTGTGTGCTTCAAAGAGGTATCGTTTCTTAGACTTAGATTTGTCTGGAGGTTTGGTTTGTTTGATCGGTTTGATCTCAATAATATATTTCTTTAACCTACCTTCTTTATCCTTCACTTTTATATAGAAGTCAGGGTAGTACCGACTAACTCTATTGGTTAAAGGATTCTTGTATGGTATCCATATCTCCTCACTTCCCCACTCCAGAATGTAGGGGTGTGTATCACAGTACTTCATAAATTTCTGCTCCCAAGAGGAGCGAAAGAATATATTTCTGTGATCTCCACGGTACTTGTGGACGTTCTTCGGAATATATACGCCTTGCTTGTACATAAATAAGATGTATTCCTTTAGCCTATTTAGATGGCAAATCTTTATTCAAAGGTACAGGAGAAACTAGTACGGGGTGGTGGGATTGCAAAGTCCAACCAGTTTCGTGTTGTTTTCCCTGATCTAACAGGAGGAATCTTTAGCAGTGACTTCCCAGTTAATTTCGATCGAAGTACACTGGAGGTTCTTTGTAACAACGCATCATTACCTAGTGTTACTGCTGCTACGTCTCAAGTAAATGGTTACTACACAGGATCATCGTATAAATTTCCTACGATGAAAATGTATGGTGATCTAGGTCTCAGTTTTATTTGCGATGCAAATATGACTGCGTTCAAAGTAATGAACTCTTGGTTTGATAGAATATTTCAAGAGAAGAGTATGTTTGATCAGAAGGAAAGGATTCCGAATGAGATGACTCATTACCCTCAGCGTAATAGAAATCGTTTCACTCGTATGTCATATCCTGACGATTATATGAGGACAATCATAGTAGATAAGTTTGAACCTGGTCCAAGATATAATGAGCAAGGTAGAAGTATGAGGTACTTCTTTACCCACGCTTATCCATACTCTATTGATGCAGTACCATTGGATGCTGGAACAGGAACCTTGATGACTGCTACTGTTAACTTCCACTACGAAAGGTTTGAGGTGCAGTATGAAGATGCTAGAAAGAATCTCCTGAGTACCACCAATAACATTAAGAGTTCAAACAAAGCACCCACTTCCTTTGAAGGTGCGATAGATAATGTTAAGGATGCATTCTCAGAATTTACTGACACATTCAATAGCATATTCTAAAAAAACTGGAAAAAAAACTCGGCAAATTTTTTGACCCTTTAGATTTTTTATGTTTAATCTTGACTACTGTTTGGATCTAGCTAGCGTTAAGAAGGAATCTCTTACGTCTGGTCTAGATCTTTTTGTTGTTCAATATGAACCTGATACTTACAAGTGTAAATTATATTTCATAAACAGAGAGAGGAACTGCCTTCACAAATACACTGGTGATAAGGTAACTCATCAGTATTTCGGTGACCGTACATCTAACTGGAGAAATGATGAACCAGATTACGGTAGCAACTTAAAGAAAGTAGCAGATCATCTCAACATTCCTATAAAACCTAGCTCTAAGGTCTTTATAGATGTCATAGAAGATGATGATTATTATATCAACATTCAAGCAGCAGATAGATTTACTGCTGGTATGGTGACTCGTGCTCTAATGGTAACGTATTTCATTGGAACTACTGAGGTACTAGAGACTCTTAATGATATTAATGGTACTAACTGGAAGACAATAGAAGAAGCACTAGCTGTGGATGGTATGTTGGGGTTCAAGTTACCCTTCTATCCATCTAAGAATGCTGTTAAATTATATTCCAAACCATTTCGTAAGAAGATAGGTGGCAACTTAGAGTTCGATGATGAGACACAAAAAGTATTGAATGGGATATATAATGGGAACTTTGATGCTAATCGTGATCATATAAATGCTGGTCTGGTCTTAGGTAAGGAACCTAGGAGTGGTAGGACTGTGATTTACTGTGCTAAGAATGCTTCCCGACATCCCGTCTAAATAAAGATACTGAACTGAACATACTATGCCTTTACCAAAAATTGAGGTGCCGATTTATACCACTGAACTTCCTTCTACTGGTCAGACAATTAAGTTCCGTCCCTTCTTAGTTAAAGAAGAGAAGGTACTGTTGATGGCTATGGAGTCAGAGGATGAGAAACAGATTACTGATGCTGTATGTACTCTTCTTACTAATTGTATTCAGAGTAGATTAAAAGTCAGAAATATACCTATGTTTGATTTGGAATTTTTATTCCTACAAATCCGTGGTAAATCTGTTAGTGAGCAACTAGATCTTAAGATTACTTGTACTGATGACAATGAAACAGTAGTTGATGTATCCATTGACTTAGATGACGTGAAGGTTGTTAAACCTGAAGGCATCAGTGATATGGTAAAGATTACTGACACTATCACTGTCAAGATGAAGTATCCTCAACTAGATACCTTTGTCAAGAATAACTTTTCAACAAATCCCAAACCTGAAGAGGCATTTGAGGTGATCGCACAGTGTATCGATCAGATTATTGAAGGTGAAACAGTACACGAGGCTTCTGACGCAACTAAGAAAGAACTTAGTGGGTTCCTAGATAGTTTAACATCTAAACAATTTGAAAACCTACAGAAATTCTTTGCCAATATGCCTAAGTTATCTCACACTCTTACTGTGAAGAACCCTAACACTGGCGTTGATAACGAGTACACTATTGAGGGACTAGCCGCTTTTTTCGGCTCGTGATGTCGTATAACAGTCTTGAAAACTATTTCAGGACTAACTTCTCTCTTATGCAACATCATAAGTATTCTCTAACAGAACTAGAGAATCTACTTCCTTGGGAGCGAGAGATATATGTGACATTATTATTACAACATCTTGAAGAGGAAAAATTAAGACAGCAGAACCAATCTAATGGCTGACATAACTAAAACTTTTGGTGGATCTGGAGACTCCAGTCGTATCAAAGCCGCAATCTTTGGTGGCGGTGGCGACGGGTCGATTGCTGCTGCTCAATTGAAACAGCATATGATCACTAACAGTTTGCTTAGTGATTTGGTTAGGACTCAACGGGAACAATTAAAACTTGATTCTTCACGTCTTATATTAGAGAAGAAGATGATAAGCCTGCGTAAGATGCAGGACCAAGAGAATAAGATTGAAGAGCAAGGAGGATTTAATTTAGGTCAGAAACGTGGTGGTAGTGCTGGTGGTAGTGGTAGGTTTAATTTACCAGCAGTTAACCTAAGAAACTTAGGACTGTTAGGTTTATTGTTTGGTCCTGAGATACTTAGGAGACTCTCTAATCAGGTACTAAGTTCAAGACCTAATTTTAGTGAGCTTGATACTCGTCAGGGGGTGATGGGTTTCAACCAGATGTGGAAGCAAGACTGGAATAAGACTAATGTATGGAGACAAGGACAGTGGGGTAGAAAGGGCTTTGATGCAACTAGATCTAGAGGTGGTCAGTTAATTAGAAACTTTGGTGATGATGTAGTAAATGCTGGACAACGTTTAGGCACACCATTTGTTGGTCCTAAATTACCATTTGGATTCAGAGCTCAAGCAGGTTTAACTAACGCAAAGAATTTTATCAGTACGGGAGCAACTAATACTAGTAATTTTTGGGGTGGATTAACAGGTCAATTATCACCAGCACAACTAACTAACAAGTCATTACTTGAGGGTACTTCTGGACTGCCTAGGATGGGTAAGTTCAACCTAGCAGAACAGTTACGACTAGCTAGTAACCCTGCTCAACGGTCGGGTCAGAATATAAGAGCAACAATTCAAGGAGTTCCAGAACTATTAAAGGGATTACCTGGTAAGGCTTCTACTGCCATCCAAGGTATACTCAAGTCGATGAACAATTTGCTCAAGTCGATCAAGAGTATCAATCTTAATACTATTACACAGTTTTTTACTAAGGGTCTAACTTCTTTTGGAAATTTCTTGAAAGGAATTGGTCCTGCCTTGAAGAGCTTCTCTGCTAAGGGTCTAACAGGACTAGGTAATATGATTAAGGGTATACCAGGTGCTCTTAGTGGTGTTACTACTGGTGGTGGTAATCTATTGACAAAAGCTGGTGGTATGGTAAAGAATGCTAGAGCTGGACTGGGTAGGGTACCTATACTAGGATCACTTCTTAGTGCTGGCTTTGGTGCAATGGAAGCGAATGATGAAGAGATCGCTCGCTTGATGGAAGAAAATAATATGTCTAAGGAACAAGTTGTAGAAGGTTTAAGATCTGGTACTCTTCAAAAGGATAAGAACAAGATCATTAGTAGGTCTGCTGGTGCTGGTATAGGTGCTGGTGCTGGTACTGTACTTGGTTTCGCCGTTGCTGGTCCTATTGGTGCTGCACTTGGTGCTTGGTTAGGTGAGAACCTAGGTAAGTTCTTAGGTGAGGGTATTGGTTCTGTCTTTAAAGGATTTGATTGGGGTGAGACCTTCAGACCTGTGATGAATACTTGGAATGAAATGACTACAGGTATTGGTAATGCATTGAATGGTATGGCTGAGTCCTTTGGTGTTGGAGGAGAAGGTGGTAAAGGTGGATTCATTACAGCACTAATTAATATTGGTAGAATTATTGGTATCATTGCTAAGATATTGATTAAAGCTTTGGTACCAGTACTACAGATGGTATTCAAGACTATTCAATGGGTAGTACAGATTATAGGTAAAGTAGTTGAGGCTATAGTAACTGTAGTGAAAGGTATGATGAGTCTGGTAGGTAAGATAATAGATTGGGTACCTGATTGGGTACCTGGAGCCAAGCAGATGAAGGCGATGAAGAATAATCTAGGTGAGATGGCGAGTGGTGATGTTATAGGTAACATTAGTAATTTCGTTGACAATACTAACACTGCTTTCCCAACTCAAAAAGGAAATGAAGAACGTGAAGAAGCAACTGGTCAAGGTGGCGGTGCTTATGGTATGGGTGGTGGATATGGTGGTGATGGTACCATTAGTGCATCCCAAATTTCACCTGTACTTACGTCTGGGTTTAGGACAGAACACAGACCTAATCATAACGGTATAGACATAGGATTCAAGGGTGACATAGGTGGACAACCTATGTACCTACCTGATAAGGCTAAGATTACTAGTAATGGTTTTGATGCAGGGTATGGTAACTACGTTACCTTTACTACTCAGGATGATAACCTTACTCATTTGTATGGTCATATGCAGACCAAATCTCCACTGGGAGTCGGTAAGATGTTCCCTGCTGGAGAATTTGTAGGTAACCTAGGTAATACAGGTACTTCTAGTGCACCACATTTACATTGGGAGGTTGGTAGTGTTGAGGCACACGTAGGACGTGGTGGTACAAGTCTTAAAGACCCAAGAGACTTTGGGTATGGATTGAATGATCCATTTGTTAAGGCTGCTAGTAACATTACTACCAGTACTAGTACTTCTGGTGACAATCTTACAAATGTATCTGGCACCACTACTACTAACAATGGTCAACAGATCACCGCAGGTACGGACTCAACTGAGTTGCTAGCCAACCAATTATCTAATGGATCAGGAACTGGTACAGGTACTGGTACAAATGGTGGTACTACTGATACTACAGGTAATGGTGGTAACACTGACGTTCCTGTTGCACGTGGATTTGTACTTGATACTGCTTCCCCCGTGACTGATGGTGGATTGGTCTTCACACACGCATAAGTATGGCTGATACAGAGAACAAAGGTGCTGTTGATTGGCAGCTCAATAAGGCTACACTAACACATAAAAAGAATAAGACCTATGAGATTACTGCTGGTCTTATAAACTTTAGTTACTATGAGAGTTTAGAGAATCTCAATCCTACAGCAACCATTGTGTTTAGTGATAACAAGACTGAAATGAACTGTAAGGATGGAGATAAGATTGAAATTAATTTAATGACTACAGCACACACTGATGATGATGAGTGGGTGCACGTATTTGATGTTGAACAGGTTGAGACTAAGACTGTTGATGGTGCTAAGGTATACTCATTACATTTGATAACACCTCATTCTATTAGACCTAGTACATATAATTATCAGAAGGCTCTTCAGGGTACTGCCAAGCAAATATTAACTAAAGTTTTTGATGATGCGAAGGGTAAAACCGAGGCACTTCCTATAATAACTGATGGTAACGAACCATTTAATAACTTCAAGTTTATGAAAGGGAGAAAATCAGTAACTGATATTGTTCATAATATATGTACTGGATCTATACCTGCGTCTGGTAAGACTGCTAACACTGCTGGATATTTTTTATGGGGTAGTAAGAAAGGTATCATAGGTAATAAAGATACTTATAATTTACATTTCAAATCTATCGATAGTCTCCTCTCTGTTGGAGGAGATCACGGTGGTGAGGATGCAGAGTATGAGTATTATGAAAGTAATAACGCATCAACAGTAGATATTCCAGCACAATTAGTCATTAGTAACTTTGAGGTTAGTAAGAGAGGTAATTGTAAGAAGATGTGTGATGATGGAGTCTTTAAAGCTAAAGTTATTGTTTATGATCTAGATAGTAAGAAGTATTCTAAGAGATCTTGGGATCTTAGAGACTATTGGGATGGTTGGGGTCATATTGCAAGGACTCCTGGTACTGATCCTTGGGAATCATCTGAGATAGTTGAAGAATTTATGGATAGTGAGACTCCAGCTAAGACATTTATGCTTGAGATATCACACGAAAAGTTCCACGACGATAAAGATCCAGCAAAGCCAGGTCAGATAGGAGCAGGTGAAACTGATGAAGGTGAGAAAACTCAGTCTGCTACCTTCCAAGATTGGGATGAAGAAACAATCGTGCAATATCACGCTAGGTATGCTACAATGCTAATGTCTACGAGTAATATGACGATACCTGGTAACCAGTACTTACACGCAGGTGATAAAGTTAAAATCTATCTTCGTGACTCACGACCTGATGCTAAGACAGATGTCGATAGCTATGATAAGGAACTGAGTGGACATTACCTCATCTATAAGATGAGGCAGTACTATTCTATGGTACCAAGAAAGGAATGTTATTCCGCATTAACCCTCGTTAGAGATACACTAAACAAAAACTGCTAATGGACACATCTTTTTTAGACAACTATCCTCCTGAGTTAACTCAAGGTGCTTATAAGATCCTTGATAAGATCAAGACAGAAGAGGATGTAGATATGAGAGTCAAGTTGTATGGACAACTTGCTATGGTGCTTGAAAGACTCAAGCAAGAGTTAGATTCGTATGATTCTACTGACAAGAGTGGACAAACTGACGTAGAAGTCACTACAATAGGAACTAAATAAGTTTAACGGACGGTAAACTCTATGAACACTATAGAAGAACACATCCAAAAGGATAAGGAGATCCTCGATGATCCCCAAACAAGTCCTGCTGCACGTAGGCACATTAAAGAAGAGTTGCACGAACTAGAAGTGTACGAAGAGCATCACCACGATGAGATAGTAGCAGGTGATCATCACGATCCCAATGCTATCGAACTATTCTGTGAGATGCATCCAGATGAACCAGAGTGTCTAATATATGACGATTAAAACCACTGCTAAAGAATCTTTCGATCTCTATGAAGGCATAGTCGAAGCCACTGATGACCCGAAGAAATCTCAACGGGTCAAGGTGCGTGTCGTTGGTGTGCACGAGTACGAAGGTGAAGGAGAGAATAGAGTAGGTGTACCACCCACAGAAGACCTTCCTTGGTTTGCTGTGATGATGCCTATCACCCATTCGGGTGGAGTTTTTACACAAGCTTCCTCTCATAACCTTAAGAAAGGCCATAGAGTAATCGTTAAGTTTATTGGCGGTGATACTACTAAAGGTTTAGTTGTTGGTGTTGGACAGACAGGTGTTGCTTGCAATAGTGATGAGAAACCTGACTCTACAGGGTCTGAAGTTAAACCCTTAGAAGGTACAGTTGTTACGAATGAAGAAGAAGGAAACGTTCCTGACCCTGCAAACCACGTACCATCACTAACTGATTGTGTCGATGGAGGTACTCTACCTCTTGGTCGATTAGGCACAGACCAATCCTCTGATAGTGGTAACGGTTTAAGGGAGGAGGCATCAGTTGCTAACCCTCAAGGTACGTTTACAGTTACACGTGCTTCAGTTGATTGCCCAGAGAATCCATCTTCAGCAGTAGAGAATGTATTGGCAGAGTTCTTTGCTACACTACAACATACTAACGGTAACATAGGATCATATTATGTTAGTAAGTTTAGTCGCAGAGTATTTGACCTTCAGTCTGTTGCTCAAGGATATATTACTAGAGTAAAGAAGATCATTGCTGCTGCACTGACTCGTATTGCTGGTGAGATGATGGCAATGCTACGTAAGGCAGTGAAAGCACTGATGAAAGCGATCCTTGCTCCTTTACCTGGCATACTGACACCTGTTACTGAGTGGTTCAATCAAATGCTAGAACGCATTGGTTGTTCTATTATGGATATCAGTGGAAGGATGGAGAAGTTCGCAGAGAATATCTTGATGGGATATGTTGGTAACATAGTCAACTGGTCTATGTGTCAAGTCAAGAGGTTCACTGATTCTATCTTTGGTAACATCCTTAATGAGATAACAGGGATGATCAATAGTTTATTCGGTGGCATAGGTAAAGTACTTGGAGCTATTGGTGGTGCTTTAGATGTGATCGGTGGTGGACTAGCAGGTATTATGAAGATGCTAGGCATCTCTTGTAGTGGTAAGAAGAAGTGTGCTAACCCTAAGAAAAAGGATTCAAAGAGAGGTAGTTACGAAGGATTAAAGGGTGGGTTCAATACTCTTGATGAATTACTAGCAGATTTAGAAGAAGGTAATCATCTCCCGATTGATTCTTATTGTGGTGATGCTACCACAGATCCAGAACCCAAGACTGAGGTTGGTATCTGGGGTCCAACAGTGCCCGATAGTGGTAGTGCTGGAGGTGATGGAGGGGATGTTGTTGATGGAGATATTAATGGTATAGATTACGAAGACATTGCTAAAGCAATATGTAATGCAAGAACATTTAAAGTATTAGATATCCCTGAGACTGAAGCGGTACACGAAGGAGATCCTGCGTACGTTAAGGTCGTTAGAGGAGGTGATACATCAACTACTAGTTCCTTTACCTATAGGACACAGGATGGAACTGCTAAGGCTACTGAAACTTATTGTCCTACCAACGGTTACATAGGATTTGGTATTGGAGAGACAGAAAAGATAATTGAAGTTAAGACTTTAAACAATGGAGTACGTGATGGATCTAAGTACTTCTTTATGAAGATACAACACGATGGTTGTGGTAAAGTACTCAAAGATGTAGCACGTATATGGATCAAGGATCCTCTCGCTATTAAAGATATCCCAACACTAACTGTACCTGACGTTGGTTTGGTATCATCTGCACCTAATATATCAACAACTAATCCTGTATACTATTTGACTAGTGATAAAGAGGTAGTGTATGAAGGATCAGAAGTTACCTTCACACTAGAGACAGAGAATGTTTCTAATGGTGATGTAATTAACTATACTATTGGAAGAGAATCAACTGGTATTACATATGGAGATATAGAATATGTGATAGAGGATGGTGTAAAGAGTTGGGTTACAGGTGAGACAGATCTACAACGTAGCTTTACTATTAATGATAAGAAAGCACAGGTTACTATCAAGTTACTTGATGATGGTATCGTAGAGGATACTAATCAAGTAGCAGAACAATTATATATTGAGTTGAATAATCTTAGCACGACTAAGGGTGTTGCAGTACTAGATGCAATACAACAGGTTGCTGATCCCTCTGGTAGAAGTGTTACGATCACACCAGACAGAGCATCCGTACGAGAGGGTGGTTCTATTAAGTATCAGATTACGACTACTAACTTTGATCAAGGAGAACTACTAGCATATACTATCTTTGGTACTAATATAACTGCGAGTGATATTAAACAACCTCTTAATGGTAACTTATACATTGAAAATAATCAAGCAGAGATTGTTATCGATGTGTTAGAAGATAATACAGTAGAGGATCAAGAGAATTTGATCTTCTCTATCGATGAGTATGGTGCACAGGCTACTGTTATCATTTCATTGGATCAAGAGACACCAGCAGAAGGTGAAACAGATATTCCTACTGTTGATGATGACCCAGAGTTTGACTTCCCAATCATAAATCCTGATACTGGTGGTATCATAGACATTGAAGTTAAGAGATCTGGACGTAGATATATTGCTAAACCATTCATTACATTGGAGAGTAACGTAGGTTATGGTGCTTACGTTGAACCTATTCTTAACAGTCAGGGTTATCTGTCACGAGTAAGAGTTCTCAATGGTGGGTTTGGATATACTGGACAGACTAGACCATCCAACACTGTCTGTCAGTTAGTTAATATATTCCTCACTAATGTTGGTGGATTCTATACTGCACCACCTAGAGTACTAGTTGATGGTGTATCTGGCATTGCACGTGCTACAATAAGTGCACAAGGATGGGTCACTGGTGTTGAATTGATCCGTAAGGATATGCAGTATCCTTATGTACCTAAGGTAGAAATCTTTGGTAGCAATGGATTCGGTGCAAGGGCAATCGCTGATCTACAGTGTGTTCCTGCTGAGGAGTCTAATCTTATTCTTCAGGGACTTGCTGCTGACCCTGCTAATTATGTTGACTGTCCCTAATGGCATATCAAGAAATTTCTGACACCCAGACTCAAATATCTGGTAGTGGTCATATTAAACAAGAATGTGATCACGTTGATGACGCATATATGATCATCAAGCACAAGGAAGGACATCATATCTTCCTAGATGCCGATGGATCTGTTCAAATATGTGCAGTAAAGGTACCTGCTGACAATAAAAATGCAGGTAAATTGAAGGTTAGTGTCTGGGGTGATGCTATGGTTAAGATTCGTCAAGACGCTGATATAGAAGTCATTGGTGAAGCATCCGTAAAGGTTGATGGAGATATAAATGCACACACTCAGGGAGATTTTAAGATTGGTGCAGCAGGTAATGTAAAGATTGTAGCTGATAAGAACATAGAGTTACAAGCTGGACAAGCAATAGGTCTAGGTGCTAAGGCAAAATTAGCTATAGACACCCCTAGGATAGAAGAGAACACAGATATGAAGAAGAGTACTGTTAGTGGTCCTGTTACTGATGAGATTCACGGTGAGAGAACTCTTGCTATGACTGATACTAGAGGTACCTTCCATATTAAGAGTAAAGGTCATTTGGTAACTAATGTTCTTGGTGACTCTTATGAGTTGATTACAGGTAAAAAGAATCTTAAAGTAATGGGTAACATATCTGCACCACCACTACCTGTTATGGCTGGTCAGAAAGCAGCATATGCAAGTATGATAGGTGTTGCAGGTGGTACAGGTAGAGATGAAAAGATTATGATAGGTAATGATGTCACTACTGTTACGGTAGGTAACAAAGTGACTAACGTAGCAGCAGGTAACCTTGTCAATACAGCAGGTGCTGGTACAATTACAATGGCAGCAGGAGTTAATGCTACTATAACAGCGTCCTCTAACGTAACTATTGCAGGAGCTACAGTTTTCTTGAATTAAGTTGACAACTATGCTATACTGTGAACACGTATGGGAAGGTCAGAAATGACTGAGGACTATCTGAACAAAGTTGTTGTAGATGTTGAATCACGTTGCGTCAGGATTTATTCTGATGAAGGTGAGAGCAATACAATTGACTGTTCCGATGACTATGAAGCCTTTCTTCGAGTCGTAGAACTATGTCGCAACGAAGCGTCAGAGGAGACTGTCTACGCTCCACTCTCAGATAGCTAATCTGAGGGAAATTCGGGTTTCGATTCCCTGAAACTCGACAAAAAAACTCAGGCGGTTTTTACCCCCTTTAGTTTTTTTATGTTATACTATATACATCACCAGATTTCGTCGTTATGGCTCAACAGACCAATAAACCAGACCAATACGGTTTATTTTCATTATTCCCGATGTTCGTCTATCGTGGAAAACTTCAAACACACGCAAAGTGGAAAGATTTAGTCGAACCGATACTTACTAGGAGATATAAGGAACAGAATTCAAATAGTAATACACGGGATACTGGTGGTACAGCATCTTGGAATTGTGATTGCTATACAACATTTTTTGATGAAAGTATGGTAGATCATAGTAAGGATCCTGAGATTCCTTACGGTGATTTGCTTCAAGACTGTTCACAGAACATTCAAGAAGCTATCAAAATGGCAGAGTTTTATCCTCACGCATTTCTGGTCGCACAACAGTGGTTTAACGTATATGGTCCTGGACAAAATCAGGAACCCCATAATCACGTTCCTTCACATTTGTCTGGTGTCTATTATATGAAGTATGACAATGACCTTCATAATTCGACCACATATATGAATCCTAATAAGATGTTTTTCGAGGCACCTCGTTATAACAAGCATTATTACGATCCTGAGTTATGTGGCTATGGATGCTATAAAGAGGAAATGACTCTACAAGTCGAGGAAGGAGATATTGTTATTTTCCCTTCTCAGTTGGAACATATGGTTCAAAGGCAACCTGGTATTGTCAAGAATCCTAATGGTGAATTGTATGTTACATTCTCCTTTAATGTTGAATTGGTTACAGAAACTGAAGCACAGCAACGTCTAGGTGGTAACCCTAATATGGAGCAAAAACCAGGTGATTATCCTACGACATCCATTCCTACAGAAGGAGGTCCGCCAGCTCCAGAAGGCAACCAATCAGGTGAATGGTCATCTGACTGGTTCTAATTTCAACACACAGGGGGAGACAAAAATCCCCCTTGTTTGATAATATAATAAGTATAACTAATCTTATTACCTACAATGAACGGCAGATTAGACAAAGTTGCAATGACCTCCAAACTTATGCAACTTAAAAGGGAGCTACACTACAAATGTGAAATTGGAGAAAAAGGAGAGTGGGAATGTAGAGGTGCAAATGAGTATCTAAACAGAACTCTCGATATATTGGATGAGTACCATCAATGACACCAAACATACACGACATACCTGGAATAGGTGCCTTCTACACTAAATCAGAAGTAGATGAACTGATCAAGGCTGCCGTGGATGAAGCAAGAGCAATCGATGAAGCATCGATGCGTAAACACAACCGAGACGCTACAATTATCTCAATGATACTCGGTTTTACCTGTTTAGCACTATTTGTAGACGGATTACTAAGAATTTTAGGTATTATACCTCCATTTGCAGGTCTTGATGTTAATATCATCGATCAGATTGTAGAAAAGGTGGAAAAGGACGTTTTGCCATTAGTTGAACCTACTTTACAGAAAGGACTTCAATACATACCTGGTAGATAATATAAATACCCAAAGGATATCCAAATACAGTATTTTAGGTAATGGCACTTACCAGATTAGAGAATCTTATATCCAGTAAGACTGGACGTTTCGTCTACGTTTCTCCTGATGACTTTAATGCATCTGACGACGTAAACAACAGAGGTAATTCTCCCACCCGACCATTTAAGAGTATACAGCGTGCGTTTCTTGAAGTTTCACGCTTTTCATACAAATCAGGACCAGATAACGACCGTTTTGACGAGTTCACAGTCGTATTGTCTCCAGGAGATCATTATATTGACAACAGACCAGGTGTAGCTAGTGCCAGTCTTATACCTGATTTTAGTACTAATGTTAACTTTGACTTAGGTAACTCTCAGAACGACCTATACAAGTTTAACCCATTAACAGGTGGTGTAATTGTCCCTAGAGGTACTTCTCTAGTGGGTATGGACTTAAGAAAGACGAAAGTCCGTCCTTTGTATATCCCTAACCCTACTGATGATACTATACCAGAATCATCTATATTCAATGTAACTGGTGGATGCTATTTCTGGCAGTTCTCAATATTTGACGGTAAGCAGAAGGTATATTTCGACACTACAGGAAATAAGGCCAATCCTACATTCTCACACCATAAGATCACCAACTTTACTTTTGCTGATGCAGAAGATCTAACTCTTTATTACGATAAGATCGGTGATGCTTATCTTAATATGGTCACCGACATTAACGTTGACGGTGCTATTGAGGAGACTGACCTAGAAAACAGAATTGTTGGTCCTCTATCAGATAAGAAGATTATTGAGTCGATTACACCTCAGACACTTGGTGGTAATGCGACAGAAATTAAAATTAAGACAAAAGCACCTCACGGTTATTTTGTAGGGCAGTTTGTTACGATTGATGACACTGGTCTAACTAATGACCTTCACGGTTCATTCCTAATTACACGTTTAGACCCTGCTGATAATACACTATTCTATTATCGTGTTAATGAGAGTATTACCTCTCTAATTTCAGGTACTACCTATACTACTGCATCTCTACCTCCTAACAGGTTGAATGAGAACGCTATTGTACAGGCAGAGATTGACACTGTTGACTCAGCGTCACCATATATGTTCAACCTGTCTATCAGATCCACTTGGGGTCTGTGTGGTATGCACGCTGATGGATCTAAGGTTACTGGATTCAAATCTATGGTTTGTGCACAGTATACTGGTGTATCACTACAGAAAGATGACAGAGCATTTACTAAGTTTAACGAAGAGACAGCACAGTTTGACTCAGCGTGGAATGGCGTAGCTGTAACAGATCCAGAAGAATTATCTACTGGTTCATTCGCTACTACACCATATCATACTGATGGTAGAGCATACTTTAAGAATGAATGGCGTAACGCTCACGTTCGTCTATCTAATGATGCTTTCATTCAGGCAGTTTCGATCTTCGCTGTTGGTTTCGCAGATCACTTCCTAATTGAGTCTGGTGCTGACATTTCAATTACCAACAGTAACAGTAACTTTGGTAATACTGCTCTAGATGCTATTGGATACAAAGGATATTCATTCTTCCAAGATAAGCACGGATATATTACTGATATTGTTCCTCCACAGACAGTTGATTTAGAAGATACCACAGAACCTCCATACTACGGTATCGATATTATTGCGTCTAAAGAACCTTCTGGTCAGACACGTGTTTACCTATCAGGTGAACCAGAAGAGATTTCGGATCCAGATAAGACACCAACATATATTCTACAAGACTATAAGATCGGTTCTAAGCGTGATGACAGAATATACTCTAAATTAGAACCAGATATCGCTGGTGGTGAGGCAGGTCCACAAGAGAAGTCTGCTGAACTATCACCTAGTGGTTTCGATACTTTCACTATAACAACTCTTTCTACTGCATCACAGTCAGAACAGAACGCACAAGGTGAAACGATTACATATCGTACCACAATCTTCACTTGTCCTGAAGCACACGGTTTATATACAGGTACTCCAGTTCGTTTAGTACCGAAGAGAACTAGTAATACTATTGCTGATGAATTGGTACGTCTTCCTAAGGGATTGATACCTAATACTGTATACTACCTTATTTCTCCAGGTCGTCATACACAACCTGTACCACCAGATCAGACATTCCCCACAGAGGATCTAAACACATTCTTGTTGGCAGCATCTGAAGATGACGCTGCTGCTGGTAACGCTATCTACATTCCAGAAGGTTTAAACTCTGGTGTTCAGATACAGATGTTCCAGTACATCTTTGATGTCATCCCAACACCTTACAAGTATAAGATCACTAATGCTGATCCTGCTACTAATGAGTTTACACTAGAGTCTCCACACGTATTTGATAAGGGTTTTGCAACTAAAGCAGCAACACCTGTATTCTTCCGTGCTAGACCTGGATCTCAACTTCCTGGTGGACTTGATAAGAATAAGATGTATTACGTCATATATGACAATACTGGCAGTAATACCAATAAGTTTAAGATTGCAGAATCTGCTGCACTAGCTATCCAAGGTGGTGGTGTTCCGTTTAGTATCACATCTAGTGGTACTGTTGGGCAAGTAGGTCAAGATGAAATATTTGTCTTCTCCTGCAATAGTCGTCACCCACTAAGGTATGACCCAGAAATGACCGCATCTCCTCTAAGGAGTGGTCATTGGTATATGAATGTACTTAATACAGGTACACAACCTAACACAATATATCAAAGAATTTCATCTCTCACGGAGTATACCAGTGAAGAAATCATCTCAACTTCAAATACATACATCAAACGTATCAACGATAGACGTAGGGAAGATGACCGTATCTATCGTCTCCGCTACGTCATCCCCAAGGAGGTTGATAACGTCAGGGAACCATTGCTCGGTTATGTCCTTAAGATCAGAACTGACGAGAATAGAAGACTAAGACCTCAGAAAGTTGTTCTTGAAGCACTTGATGGTACTTCAGATTTACCGACATTCTATGGTGGATCTCCTACTATAGATGGTCTTGGTAATAACTTACCTATTCAGAATGACTTTAACTATGATCCATATCTAACTGGTAATAGTAAGGCTCTAGTAACTGACTCTGGTATTAAGTTTACAATTGAATCAGCAAGACAGAAGACAATAACAGGTATTAATAGAATTGAATTAACTGTTGTAGATCATACTATCAACACTAACATAGCTGCTGGTACTGCACTAGCATCTGGTACTATACTTACAGAATTTAAACTAACCAGTGTTGCTGGTGGTGGATTTATAACTGGTAACTCAGTTGCTTGGTCTGGATTCTCAAGTAGTGCTCCTATTAGTGGTACACTTCCTACTGTCCACAAACAGTATACTGAAGGTGGAAACACATATGTTGTTGTAGCTAGTGACTTCTCACTACTACCTTATATTAAGTACGATGCTGGTACAAGTACTATACTTGCTAGTGGTAGTGGTACTGGTATATTGGCAGAGAAGCCAAATGGTGGTAGAGATGACTTTAAGAATTATGATGATGATCTTGGTAGACAGTATGTTATCCAGAATGCACCAGTATACACACTGACACCTGGCGATTTCGTTAGGGATGAAACTGACGGTAACCAGAAAGATTATAAGGTTGTATCTGTAGAAGATGTTGATGAGATTACAAATACCTACTACATCTATCGTGTTAAGACTCTTCGTAAGAGAATTTACAATCAGCAAGATGGTATTTACTATCTAACTGCTCTACGTGGTGACTTTGCACCATCTGTAAGTGAGTTTAACTCATTCAAGTTTGGTCATCCAACAGAGAGACTATATCCTGAATTATTTGCTGATGATCCACTATGGTTCGACCCTAATGGTGACGGTTCTACTATTGCTGATGCTCCAGCAACTATCTCTGTTGCTGACAACTATGTTCACGGTCTTGTTGTTGCTGATGACAATAAGAATAGTATTACGAGGGAGGCTACAGAAAGCATCCTAGGAAATATCGGTAGATTTGGTTCTGGTGCTGCTAATCCTGTTACTCTCGGAGCAATGGAAGGTAAGGCAGTTGCTTCTCGTGAAGACAGAGTTATTGGTATTGAAGGTAATAGTACTGATGTTGCTGATCGTAGGTTCTATGTTGAACTTAGACGACCTTCACAGGCAAGATCTGGTAACCATACCTTTGAATATACTGGTTTTGGTCCAGGTAACTACTCAACTGCATTCCCATCTAGACAGGAATACGTTCTATCTGATGATGAAGTCCTCTTCTCTCAGGCAAAACGTCAAGACGGTGGTGTTGTATTCTACTCTGGTCTAAACGCTAACGGTGATCTATTCGTTGGTAACCAAAGAATCAATGCTATCTCTGGTGAAGAGACTAAGATTGATGACTCTATTCTAAGGGTAGCTGGTGAGAACGTTGATGAGGAAGAGAATACTAATGACATCACGGTTGATACACTAACTGTTAATAATAAAGTTAAGTTTAATCTATCAAATGACTTCCTAATATCTGCTCTTGGTGGTACTAAGTTTACCTCACCTGTTGAGATAGCTCTATCAGAAGATCCATTTGCTAATAGTAGTGATGATCCTCCTGCATTAAAGATTAAGAGTGTTGGTAATATTAGTAACCCATCTGTTGATGCATTCCTGACTACAACAGATATGGAATTCAATCCAGTGTTCAAACCTAATAGTATTAAGTTTGCTCAATGGATAATTAACCCACGTAATGAAACTAGTGGACTTGAATATGCAATCAAGACTTCTGTAGATAAGGTTGTACCTGCTTCAGAAAGTTTCAAACAAGAAGGTACAATTGAACTTCGTGGTACTCAGACAGTTGGTGAAGCACATAGAATTGCTAACGTCAACTATAACACTACATTAGGTTGGATATACACTCAGATTGGTGGATATCAAGGTGGTGAAACTCCTGAGTATGGATGGAGAGAATGGGGTGTAATTGGTGCTGATGCACTAACCACATATACTACAGGTGGTGGTTCTACTGCTAATGATCCTGGTAATGATATGAGGTTAGGTATTAACCTCAGAAACGTACGTACTACTAATGCTAGTGTTATTCCAACACAGACATTAGATGTAGAAGGTTCTGGTATCTTCCGTAACTCTCTATGGGTTGGTGGTGATAACCTTAACCCTGATGGTCAGCATACACTACGTGTATTTGATGATGATGGTAATGGTGTAGGACGTGTACACGTTAACAGTGGTGAAACAACAGAGACACTGGCTAATATTGGTCTATGGGTTGGTGGTGACACTATCATTCGTGGATCTGGTGCTGGAACTGCTCCTGTTGAATCAGTTGGTGGTGGACAAGCACAAGGTAACTTGACTATTGATGGTACCTTTACTGCTTTAAGTAATGGTTCTCACGAAATGGTGGGTGACCTAACAGTTACCAAGGACTTGTATGTCCGTGGTGGTAATATGAAGATGTATCAGATAGATAGCGGTACTGATTTACGTATTGATGTACAACAAGCTAACACTGCTGCTTCTTCTAACTATATCTCTGCACACGGTCAGAACATTGTAGTTGGTGATGCCATCTATACTAACGATCATTTTGACGATGCATCAACTGCTAAGTTAGTTGCTCTCTCAGACGGATCAGCACGTATCGGTAATGCTAATAGTGGTATTCAGATGACTGATACCAGTATGGTTTCTATCGGTTCTGCTACACCTGACATTGCACAAAGACTATGGGTTAAAGGTTCTACTAAGATTGAACTTGATAGTGCTGAACTATTCTCAGTATACAACCAGACTACTCCTAGACTTACAATGAATAAGGATGGGCGTATTGATCTAGTTGGTTCTGGTAGTCTTACTGATCCTACTGGACGTTGGGATGCTAATGGTGCATTATCTATTGGTAATGACTTCCTAGTTGGTAAGACACACATCAATGATGATGCAACTTATAGCATTGACTCACAGACTGGTAATACAGTTATTGGTAATGATACAGATAACTCTGGTACATTAACAGTTCATAGTAACACTAACTCATCATCTAAAGATACTGGTGCAGTTATAATTGCAGACGGTGGTCTTGGAGTTGAGGGTAACATCAATGCTGGTGGAGACATCAATGCTGGTGGAAATATATCCTCTGCTACTGGTGCACTTGATATCAACAATGGTGGATCTAATAACTTCAAGGTTAATACTGACGGTAGTATTGACATCAATCAAGTTACTGGATACTTTACACCTACAGGTGGACGTAAGTGGGTTGGAACTGGTGTAGACGCTACTCTAGAAGTTAATACTAACTACTATGTTACTACATTTGGTGCTGCTACATTAACGTTGACATTACCTTCTGCTCCTCAGAAAGGAGATGAGATACGTATTCTAGATACTACAGATGGATTGACTTATAATAAGTCTATCATTGTACAATCACCTCAGGGTGGTACCGTCGTTCCTGTTCAAGGAGACTCTCAAGGTCAACTTGTTATTCAGACACCAGGTGCTGGCTTGGGTCTTGTTTATCTTACTGCTTCAATCGGTTGGAGACTAATTGAACTATAATGAAGAATCTAGCGTCAATAAGAGGCTTCAAGAATGCCTCTATAGGTACAATAATGTCGTGGACTGGTACCACAGGTGATTTGCCAAAGGGTTGGCTAGCCTGTGATGGTACGACATATAATGATGCTGATTATCCTGCACTAGTATCCGTTATTGGATATACCTACGGTGGTAGTTCAGGATCATCTACTTTTGTTTTACCAAACTTAAATGGATCAAATAGAGTACCAGTTCATAAAGGATCTGCATATGCATCCTCAACAGGTGGATCTACAACAACAAATATTACATTGAATGCTGAATGGCTTATATTAAATAGACCAAACACAACTGTATCGTTTTCACCTCCACAAGCTATACAATCTACTGGACCAGGTGGATGTATTTGGGAACAAGTAGCAACCATTCAACCAAGAACTTTACCTCACGATTGTTTACCAGCACACAACCACACATATACTATACAAAACTGTAATGACCAGAGAACTGGTACTCCTAGTGGTGAGTCTGGTGGTGATAATACTCCTGCGTGTGCAATAGGTCACTATCCTAAACCATTTGATACAGTTGGTAGTGGAGCAGCTCATAGTCACGGAAGTGTTAAATACACTGTAGAGAGAGGAAGTATTCAAATAGCTCCTTATACTAGGGACTATGACTCTACTAATAGTACTGTTGCTCTAAATAATAATCCAGGTGTAGGTAACTCTCAACTGGCTATGAATCCTCCATATCAATCAGCAATATACATCATTAAAGCATTCTAATGGCAAAGGTATACGCAGCAATTAAAGGAGCACAAGGTGTTGCACCAGGAGTTATTGTACCTTTTTCTAGAGAAGTGCAGAACAGTAGTCAGCAGATGAATCGTGTACCTGCTGGATATTTGAGATGTGATGGTACGACATATCAAGCACAAGATTATCCAGATCTTGCAAGAGTTTTAGGTGTAGGTTCTGCTGGTGGCAGTGGAATACCTGCGTGTAGATATCCAACAGGACTTTCTGGCACTGCATTATTAAATCCTACACTAGATGCTAACGGTAATTTTACTGGTGGCACATTCTGTGTTCCTAATTTAGGATCAAAGCATTTACAACCTAGTAATACAGCAGGTAGTCAGTATCTTGGCGATCCAGCAATGAGTGGTGGTGGTGTTGTAGAACGTGCTGGTATAGGATACAAAGCACAAATTCAAAGTTCAGCATCCAGTTCTTATACAGGGATGATACGTGTTGAGGAGTATAAAGCTCCAGCAACAGGATCCCCAATACTAACAATAGATCAATCTGGTAATGCTTCTGCTACCATATCTATTGCTCAGATAGAAGCACACGATCACGGTTTGGTAGGTGCTAATGCACCAACTATGACACATATTACAGGTATAGGTTTTGACACCGACTTAACAGAGTTTGATAAGTATGGTGTTAACCTCTGGAAAGGTCCGTCTATTGGTGTAGGTGGAGTTAACTTTCCTGGTTTCTTTGAGATCGATCACACTGGTGCAGATGTAAACCACACTCACAGTTGTGGTGGTGGTGCTGCTTCTAATCAGTTGGAGTTTACTCAACCAGCTATAGATTTGTCATTCTCAGGTTCTACTGCCAGCTGTGGTTTAACTGCTGATAGTAGAGAACATCTAAATCACGTTACATCTCCATATATGATTATGGAATTCATCGTTAAGTACTAATGCCAAAGTATTATTCCCAGACAGCACCTGATTGGACAGGTGTACAAGTAGGCACCATCTCAATGATGCCAAAGGATGATGCTGGTGCATATTATGCTCCTGATGGATGGATGGAGTGTAATGGTAGATCTATTAATCCTAACGAATACCTAGGTTTGTATCAAGTTATTCAAAATACATACGGAGGTAGTGCTAGTGGTGATTTTCCTAACATTAGTGGAGATTTTAAGGTACCAGATCTTAGAGACAGACGGGTTGTTGGTACGGGAAGACTCAGACCAGACGGGTCTAGTCCAGCACTAGAAGGATTAGATGCTGGTACAGTTAACACGTGTGGAAGTTTTGGTGGTAAGAATAATATAACTTTAGCAGACGTATCTACAAGGGTACAACTTGTAACTGGAAGTGTACAGAGTGTATTCAATACATCCAGAGTACAACAGTCTTCAACTCAATTTACTGATGGAACCGTAGATGTTAACAGTGGTTTCCTAGCTAACCACACAATGCCTCACTGGCCAAGTCATAGTCACGGTAATTTCTGGGCAATTAATCCTGCTGGTACATTTACTGCTGACCGTACATCTCCTGGTGGCGGTGATACACAGGTTCAAGGTGGTGCTAGTTCAGGTCCAAACTCACACGATGGTTCTCAATGTCCAGCAGTAGGTGGTGCAGGTTCACCACACTCACACTGGATTGGTTGGAATGTTTCAGGAAGTTCTTCGGGAACTGGGTTTGGTGACTCACAACCTGCTGATGGTGATCCAAATACAGCAGGTGTATATGATTCTAATGGTAATGCTTTAATTAAACCAACCGCATCTATGATGCAGTGGAACGTTCAGTATTCCCCTGTAGATGCTACACAAGTAACATTTGGTCTAGACGTTGACTTAGGATTAGATGGTACTCCAAATCTACAACCAGAGTATCAAGAGACATCATATATGATCTTTGCTGGAGTTAGTAGTTCTGCATACACTGCACCTCCTGTACCTCCTGCTGGTGATACTGTTCCAGATCAGGTTGGTCCTTTCAATATTGGTGTTACATCAGCTTCTGGTGATGGAGTGGTAACCTTTGTTCTAAATGGTGTTAGTTCCAACTATAGTTTTGATGTAGAAGTAATAAAATCTGGTGGACAATCTGTTGGTGCAACACCTATTAACCTTAATGGTACTGGTAATGCAGTTAACACTGGATATGTAAACGGTGATACTATTTCTATGACACTAGAAGCACCTTCTAGTGGTGGTACCACAGCAAATTACGAGATTAGAGTTAAGTACAATACAGCCACACAGATGACTGCTGTTGCTAATATCACATACGAGGCAGCACCTACTGTTGACCTATCTGTATTACCAACAACAGTGACCTCTGGTTCTGCTATTAATGTTACTTACGAGGCACCTGGAGCAACTTCTGTTGTCGCATCTAACTTCGGTGCTTCTGTACCAACTGGTGCTACAATTGTTCAGAACCCAACTGTCACAACTACTTACACGATTACCTTAGGTAACACTTGGGGTGATACAACTGCTACTGCGGTATGTACTATAGCTGCTGCAAATGCTCCACAGATTAATATGAGTGCTACTCCAACATCCATAGATGCTGGATCCTCAGCAACTATATCCTATAGTTGTACTAATGCTGACACATTTGTAAGTTGTTCTTCTTCTCCTGTTGACACTGCCTTTGATAGTGCTTGTGCAGCTGCTGGTAATATAGCATACTATACACAGACTGTATCTCCATCAGTAGACACAACCTATACCGTTACATTGAGCAATGCAAATGGTCAAGCATCTCAGTCAGCAACTCTAACTGTTGTAGCAGTTGCTGCACCTACGGTCACATTAACTACTGATGTCACAGTCATTGAGCAAGGTAACTATAATCCTAATGATGACACTGAAGCAACCTTAACTTGGTCTAGCACAGACGCTGACGATATTGGTGGAATTAGTGGAACATCAACACCAACATATAGTCAATGGAATCCTACCACAGACGCTGGTACCTTACCTGTTGGACCTCAAGAAGATACTACATTCACAATTACTGCTACTAACGCAAGTGGATCTGATTCTGCTAGTGTTAATATTCAGGTATTCTTTATGCCTGAGATTACGTTGACTGTTACCAGAGGATACACACCTTCAGGTGGTAGTGCATCATACTCATATATTTCAGGACAGAGTACTGCTGCTCTACCTTGGTTGTACTTCTGTTGTGAAGAGCAAGTAACTGTTGGATGGGCTATCACAGGAACGGCTACAACTGTAACTGGTGGAGTATTCTATGGTAACTTTGCTGATGATGGAACTAACCCAAGTGGAGATAGCACTAATAGTAACCTAGGTACAGTTAGTGGAAATGCAACCTCAGGTACTTGGAGTAGTATTAAGATAGCTCCTAGTGAAAATGGTAGTTCTGCTGGTGGATCTAATGCTGTCTCAGCGAATAAGAGACAGGGTGCGATCTTGATCCAAGCATCTAACACATTGGGTCAAAGTGCTGCTGCTGCAATAAGATTTAAGATACTTACATTCCGTGTTGCTAGGTACAGTGACTATCAGGATATTGCATACTTTAACCAGTCTGGATCTACCAGTAATGTTGGTATGTACTTCGATGGAACTGGTAACCTAATAACCACTGGTAGTGGATCTGCTCAAGTCGTATTAAACTTCGGATGGAATGATCAACCCAACCAAGACGGTCAAGCACTTGGAAATTACTCTATCTCTGCTCTTGGTATATCATTCGATCAAGGAAATACAACTACAGGTAGTGACACTGCAACTGTTACAGTTACTGGTGGTACAACATATACTGCTGTTGTAACTGGTGCTGCTGGCGTTGGTGGATACCACGTTGAGAACTCTAGTACTGGTGGAGTCAATCAGAAGTTCTGTGTTTGGGATAGTGATGGCACTGACTGTAATGCTTGGGTAGAAGTCGCAAGTATAACTCAACAGGGTGCTACATTACAGTTTGGTCCTATCAGTACCAACGAGTCTTATGTTGATACGTCACCAGCTAGTGTACCAGCAGGTTCAACTTGGAATTGCTCAAGTATTATATGTCATATTGGTGCTGCAACAGGAGAACTATTTGGTAAGGTTACTAACGGTAAGTTTAGAGTTGAGGATATAACTGGTGCTGCCAGCGACAATGATTACTATGACTTAACAGTTTCTTGTAACGTTGCTGACTTTACTGGTGCATCTACTAACGCTAACACTGCTGCTACAGGTAACTTTGCAATCGCACTACCAGCTGGAGCGTTCACATCTTCTGACATCAACACATTATGGGAACCAGGTGACGGAAACCCATAGACGTGATATAATAAACTTGGAAAAAAACTCGGCAAAATTTTTGCTCTTTTAGACTTCGTTATGGCAGAGGACAACAATTTACCACCTATCAAGCCTCTAGAGTTGATGCTTGATGAAAATATAACAAAGGTTGATTTCTCAGACTTCATTGGAGTCTGGGATAATTTTATGCCAGAAAATGTTTGTAATAAGTTTATTGATTGGTATAAAGACCTTAAAAATACAGCAGCTATAACTCAACCTCAAGACGATGGGGGTGTAGGAGATGGTAGGTTTCAATTTCAAGATGGTAATTTAGGTAGGTATGATAAACAGATACTGATTAATCATAATAACTATGACTTGCAGAAATGTACAGTACAGTATATCAGAGCTTGTGTTGACCATTATATTTGGAAGTATCGGCAACTTGCATCACAACCATTGATGAGTACTGTGATTAAGTTTCAACATACTCCTCAAAGTGGTGGATACCATACGTGGCACTATGAAGCAATGGGTTTATCTTATGCTCATCGTGTATTGACTTGGATGATATATCTCAATGAAGATTTTGAAGGAGGAGAAACAGAGTTTCTTGATCAGACAAGAAGAATTAAACCTACTACTGGTACATTGTTAATCTGGCCAGCAGGTTTCACGCATACACATAAAGGGAACCTAGTTTTATCAGGTGATAAATACATATTGACAGGATGGTATCTATTAAATGGCTCGTAATTTTGCGGAAGCTGATTTTATCCTCTGGGTTCCCAGAAAAATTATCGGTGGTAAAAATCCAGATGGTACCCAACAGGGCTTTGAGATCTCTGATAGTGATTGGACTAATACTGTTCTACCTGCTATCAACGGGACATTCCACGTTGCTGGTGTGGATGAACTAACAACCATACACTATTGGAAAGCAGATAACCCTCTTGGTGAACCCGTTTGGTACCTTGCAGAGAATCAGGATCTACGTGGTAATACAGCAATTACTACAAATGATTCATCTAAAGTTGATGAAGCAACGGTCTTATACGAAACTTTATCACCTCTTCGTACACAGTACAAAGATGCTTATGATGCTGAACAACAAGCAGCGTTGGATAAAGCAAATCGTGAAAAATATTTTGTTGACAATCAAATTCCAGAGAACTTGGGATCATTGCGTGCAATGAGAACTGATCTTCTTAAAGATACTGATTGGGTGATGTTAGAAGATGTTTGGGAAGCTGCTGCTGGTATGTCACTAGCTAGTGTCCCTGCTGCTGCTAAAGAGAAAGCTAACTGGAAGACCTATAGGCAAAGACTTAGGGATTTACCTGCACAACAGGCAGATCCGTATGAATATGCCAATTTCACTGGTTGGCCAGTTAATCCCGCACACGCTGATTTCGTTCCCTAACTATGTTTTTTCGTTATGAATTGCTGAACAATGTTAATCTTAAACACGTACAAGACTTCTACGACTTCTCTGAGTTCAATGATGGTGCACGCACTGGATCTGATGATAAGAGAATTAAGAATAACATTGAAATGCAAGTTGAGCAAGCAAATGCTGCTTGGAAGATAATTTGGGATAATTATCAAAAACACGAGATACCTATGTGGCAAATGTGGGTCTGTAATAGCACCACAGCTTTGTTTATTAGGTATACAGAAGGAATGCATTATGGATGGCACTGTGATTCGCCTATGATGGCAGGAGGAGTGCGATCCGATTTTAGTACTACAGTATTTTTAAATGATCCTTCAGAATATGAAGGAGGTGAACTTGTATTACAGTATGGTACAGAGACTATTGAGGTTAAATTACCTGCTGGATGGGCGTTTAGTTATCCTACTGGGACTAAACATATGGTGAAAGAAGTAACATCTGGAGTAAGGGATGTTGCAGTCTTTTGGAGTAAGTCAATGTTCAGATGTCAAGAAGACAGACGAGTTGCGACATATAATTATGAAATAAAACAGGAGTTACTCAACCTTTATCCGAACGCAGAGGATCCTGATGATGATCATTATGGTATGACAAGAGGTCTTGATGAACAGTTACACTCGTTGATGCGTTCAAAAGCTTACTAAATAACCCTTAGGGAAAGTACCGTACCATTTTGGAATAATGCAAATAGAGGAAGGCAGAATTATTGTCCAAGTCTCGAAAGAGATAGAGGTCGCTACTGTCATTGAACGTGCAAAGCAACGTTTCACATCACTAGCTAACACACACGACCTGACAAGGTTCAAAACACTATTCCTAGATTTTCCATCAAGGGATCAGAATTTCATCACTATTTTAAAGAGTGACGAATTTCCAGAGGTTATTGGGGCACATTGGGATGCCAAAATGACCATTAAGAAACAAGATTTACAAAACGAAGTCGGAGTAAAGCACGCTGATGCTTTCGAGATGGCAGAAGAGACGTATGATATATCAAATCCCCCAGCTGTTACCCCCAACGATCCCTCCCGTGAAGATGTTGCTACATATTCCTCTACCTCTAGTGACACTGCTTCTGCATTAACTGCACAGGTCAAACCATTTTCCTATGGTAGTGTAAGACCTTGGAACGGTAGTACTTCTACACTAACATACACAGGTATAGTTAACGTTGGTTCATATGGTCCTAAGTTAGCACTACTATCTGGTGGTGTGATATATGAGTCTATAGCATTAGACTATATGCTTCCTAACTTTACTATTGTCTTCAGTTTAGCAGATGCTAGTAATGCAGGATATAAGTGGTGCTTCTCTACCACACCAGACGGTACAAATAATGGTGGTACAGAGTATACAACAGGTGTAACAAGAGTAGGTACTCCAGGAACTGCTGGTTCTTCTGTAAGTATAGCACTTTCAGCAACCACACCATTGGAGTTGTATATCTATGAGGATACCACACCTACTATGGGTATGTCTGGATCTTACATACCTTCAACAACATATTCATTTAAAATAACTATCTTCAATAAGTGGCATCTACAAAGGATATCACAATCTACAGATAACCTAGGTTATGGTCTCTATTCACTGACTGAAGACGGAGAAAATTCAGATATTTACATCCTTGATACTGGTGTTCGTGGTGCATCCCGTCCAGCAGATACTGCTGGTGCTAATTTACACCCAGAATTATATCACCCAGATTATATAAGTGACTTCAATGGTACTACAGAACAGGCAAACTATCGTGTATATGAGGTACCAGGATATAACTCAGGTATCACATTAAATGGTGAAGCAAATAGTAATGAGGATGACGATGGTCACGGTACTCAGTGTGCTATATGTGCTGCTGGTGTAACCTTTGGTGTAGCTAAGAAAGCACGTATCTTCGCAATGAAGGTATTTAATGAGACTGGTACTGAGTATACCACGTTTGCATCAAGATATATCAATTGTATGCTAGCTATTGCTAACCATAACGATTCTACTCACGCAAACTGGAAAGGTAATACCCGTCCAGCAATTGTTAATGCTTCATTAGGTGCTATTATACCTAACAGATACTGGCCATATGTTTATAAGAATGAGCCTGGATTTGATTCAGGTGCTGGTGAGAGTGATACACTCTTTGATGACTATGAGAACTATCTTATAGAATCTGGTGTTATCTTTGTAAGATCTGCTGGTAATGGATTTACTGATGGCACTTGGGCTGGTACTTACGGTGGATATCAAGGTAAGTACTTGGTAGGTGTTAGGACTGCTGGTCCTAAGGACAACCTACACAATATGGAAATACCTGATGCTAGTGACAAAGGTAAGATTACTGTAGGTGCTACTGCACATAATAATAATTTCTCTGCATTCTCTAATTACGGTACGATTACTACCAGTGCTCCTGGTGAGTCAATCTATTGCCCTAGATGGTATTGGAACAGTGCTACACCATACAACCAGATAAGTTCTTCTTACTACACAAATATTGATGGTACTTCATTCTCTGGTCCTATAACTGCTGGTGTACTAGCACAGTGGGCTACAAAGATGACATACCAACAGGGTGTTACCTATGAAGGTAAACCTCTACCACAGTTGGCAAAAGAATGGTTACGTAGACCATTAGATTGGGATTATATTCGTACATATAATGGTGCGACTGCATCACCTGTTAGCTATGAGTTTGGTGGTGCTAGTGTCCAAACATATCCAGCTAATACTATCGATGAAATCGTATTCGATGGATTGAATACAACAGTTTCAACTGGTGCTGCTAGTAACGTTCTTACATTCAATTTAGGATCAGAGTTTTCTAGATTAAACCCTGTTCTTGGTGATCAGATACAGATACGTACACCTATTGGTATTATAGCACAAGATATAATCAGTGATGTATGGGTAACATCTGTAGCGTCACCTACTGCTGCATATCATAAAGAGGGTGGACTATTTAATGTTGTTAGTGATAATCATCCAGCTCCAGGTCTTTACGGTGTATTCCCTAAATCTGGAACATCTGGATATGTTTCTAACCTTACATTAAGTCAGCAAGGTTCTGGATACACTATAGCACCTGTTGTTTCATTCTCAGGTGGTGGTGGAACGGATGCTACTGCAACAGCTCAGATCACACTAACTGGTGGTGGTGTTACAGGTATTAACGTAGATCAGTCTGGTAGTGGATACACAGAGGCACCAACAGTCACAATTAGTGGTGATGGTAACGGTGCAACTGCAACTGCAAACATCTCACTTACTGGTGGTGGAATACAAACTGTTACCGTAACTAACGGTGGTAATGGTTACAACCCATTAAACGTACCAGCTGTTGCCTTCTCAGGCGGTGGTGGAGGTGGTGCAGCTGCAACCGCAGTTGTTACTGATGGTATTGTTACTGGTGTTACTATTACTAATCCAGGTTCAGGATATACACAGGCACCTTCTGTAACTATTGCAGCTGCAAGTCCTCCAGTTCAAGGAACGACATTTGATATTGCTAATATGTTTGTATCAGGTGGTGGATCTGTTACAACTGGATCTCTAAACATTGTTAACAATGCATTGACGACTGTTGCGGATAACTTACCACAACCTGCATTGTTTGGATCTTTCCCTAATGTCAACAACCCTTGGTCAATCCTACCTAAGTCTTACAACCACACAATAACATATCGTGGTGGTAGAAACGTTTCTAAGACTGGAACTCCTGACTCTGCTCTAGGTGCTGCATACGGATTTGTAGGTCTTTCACTTAACGGTGTTACATTACAAACCTATAACTGGGGTCTTAATACTAATCTTCCTGATGGTACTAACTGCCCAACAGGATATAGTTTCGATCAAGTATACAACATTAATGCATTTGGTGGTGATAGTGGCCACGGTACCGTTTCTAGTTCTGGTGCATACTACTATACTAGTGGTAAGTTCTTCACTGAACTATGGAAAGGTTCTACAACAACTATGGTAGTTACTGTAGTCAATGTTGCTGGTTCAAACAAATACTTTATTGATACTACACAGACACCTAACTTACAGGTAACTGAAGGTAATACATACTACTTCGATCAGTCTGATTCTAGTAACACAGGATACCCATTTAAGATATCTGAATCACAAGATGGTATTCATATTCAAGGTGGTACTGAGTATATAACTGGTATTAGATACCAAGGTACTCCTGGTGATGGTCAAGCTGGTACTGGTACTTACATACAGGTACAACCTGACTCACCAAACTTATTCTACTATTGCTCATTATATTCTGGATACGGTGCTGCTGCTTCTGTAACTACATTAGCAAATACTTCCGCACTTCCATCCAATACAAGTGCTGATATTATAAATGCGACTCATCACTCACCTATCGTAGGTATTGCTAAGGATGGTTATCCTATCTACGGTCCTGTAGGTTATGATAGTCCTGGATCTACAGCAAGTCTAGCTAGAATGCAATCTGGTTGGACATTAAGATCAACACGTACTGGTACACCTTATACTCCTCAAACATATACTTGGGGTGTTACTGCTGACGATAATTTAGATTTCGATTTTACAGGAGAAAGTACTGGATCAGATGTTTCTATCACTGCTAACGTTGGTGATAACTTAGTATTCAATGTTAATGCACAGTATAGCACAGGTGGAGGTGGTGGATCCACTCCACAAACTTACAACTTAGTTGTAACTGCTTCAGGTGCTAGTGATTACACTATATCTGGTTCTGATAGAAATGGTAACGTCAATGGTGGAGACCCTTCTCTAACCTTCTACGAAGGAGATACAGTTAATTTTACAGTCTCTGCTTCTGGACATCCATTCCACTTGAAGACTCAAGCTGGTACTGGTACTAGTAACCAAATACCTGGCGTAACTAATAATGGTACACAATCTGGTACTGTTACTTGGGTTATTGGTAGTACTGCTGCTGGTACATATTACTACCAGTGCGAATACCACAGTGGTATGGTTGGAACTATGACAGTTCAAACTTCTGGTGGTGGCGGTGGATCAACAATCACTCATCCTTTCTGGATCCAGAAAGTTCCAGCTCCTTACAACCCTGCACAGGTAGTAGCTACGGTTGTTAACAATGGTAATTACAACGCTACTGTATTGTGGAACACAGCAACTGCTGCTGCTGGTACTTACTACTATGTTTGTGAGATGCATCAAGCAATGACAGGTACTATCACCTTGACAGAACCTGTTGGTTTCTCACCAAACGTCAACACATATCCTATGGGATCGTTCCTAGAAGACTATGAGTTTACAGATGCTGGACATTTAGATAATCGTAACGGTAGATTCTGTATCACTCCTGAATATCCAGGTGGTACATATGCATACTTTATGACATTTGATAACCAAGCGAATCCTCAATTCCCTTATACTATTGGAAATAGATTCTATGGTGACGCAGTAGAGTACGGTGAAACTGCATCATCAAACCCAGTGTTTGAAGAACCAGCAGCTGCTGGATCATCTATTGGTACTCAAACTGGTGTTGTTGATAGTATAACAGTTGACACTCAGGGTGTTGGATATACAACTGCAACTGTAAGCTTTACTGGAGGAGGAGGTGTTGGTGCTGAGGCATCTGCAAGTCTATCTGTTCTTGATGGTTATGTCTCTGGACTAAATGTTACTGACGGTGGTACTGGATACTCAACTGCTCCTACTGTTACCATTGCTGCACCAAACGTAGCTGGTGGTGTACAAGCAACTGCTGTTTCATCTATCGCAATTACAGCTGGTAACCCAAATAGTATTGTTGACCAATCATTCGATCAAGACTTTAACTGGAGAGGTGGTACCAATTATGGTGCTACAACCAATCCTCCTACACAGACACCACTACGTAGCGTTAAACCATATGCTATAACAACAACTGGTGTGTACATATATCATTATAGTAACGAAAGTGGACCAACTCCTGGTTGGACATTTAATGACATTACTAACGAGAACTTAACTGGTGCTGACGCATACGGTGGTTATCCTAATAGTCAAAATATATACGGATACAACTCTAGTAAATTGCTAGAAGCATATCAAACTTCTGATGTACGAAATGGTTCTAATTACATTGGTCTAACATATTATGACCTAGGATATCAGACTATTACTTATGCAGTAACTGTTGCTGATAAGACAGCTGCTAGCTCATACTATAATCAAGGTAGTGCTAAATGTTACTACCTCCAACAGTCTGGTGGATCTGCACAGGAAGCACCTGCATTGAACTTTACTAGAGGTAACACATACGTATTCAACTTAGATGATTCTAGTTGTGACACTCATCCATTATACTTCTCTACCACTGAGGATGGTATACACAATGGTGGTGTTAAATACACTGCTGGCATAACATACAGACTTAATGGTGTTGCAGTTGATGCTGTTTCATACGTTGCATCATTTGATGCTTCAGTATTGAGATCAATTACTATCGTAGTTCCTCTTGATGCACCTAGCACATTATACTATGTTTGTGAGAATCATCCAAAGATGGGTAACTCCTCTGGTGCTGCAACGAATGATAATATTCAAGGTGATTACAGACGACACGCTAATGGACACTCTAAGATCCTAGGTATAGCATTTGATGGTTATCCTATCTACGGACCTTATGGTTATTCTGATGAGATGAATGACAGTAGTTCTGTTATTCGTCTTAAGCCTGGCTATATGTTGAAACTAACAGGTAGAACACCTGATGGATATCTCAACCGTCCTTCTACTATTTCTTATCCATATAAGTCATTCGTTGAAGACTTTGAGTATCCTGGTAATGAGACAGATGATTTGACTACAACATTCTCAGTCTCTGTATCTACTGCTGTGAATACTGGTAGTGGTGGTCGTTACTACATTAGTGGTGGTGGACTAGATGGTACTCAAGAGAAACCATCATTCAACTTTAGAAAGGGTAGAAAGTATATCTTTAATCTATCTGATGCATCTCTAACTACTCACGCTATGCTCTTCTCCGTCTATGGTGACGGTTCATCACAGGGTTGGCACGTTAGTGGACAGAATGCACAGGATGTAAACGCAGTATACACTGCTGGTATTGTTTATAAGTTAGAAGATGTTGAAGTAGATTATGCTGCATACACTGCTGGCTTTGATACTGCAACTTTAAGATCAGTAGAGATTACTCCAGCGAGTGATGCTCCACAATCAATATTCTATTTCTGCTATAACCATAGTAATATGGGTGAGAGGATTATTATTGGTGACCTAGACAAGAGAAATGGTCGCTACTGTAAGACTCCTGACTATCCAAATGGAACCTATGCATACTTCATTACTGAAGATGATAATGGTGATCCTGCGTTCCCATATGTTATGGGTAGTGAGTATAAGTCAGATCCTTTATTCCCTGGTGATACAGCATACGAGAGTGACTCATTTGTATATGATATTGGTGGTTTAGAATTAAATGTTCTACAAAATTCTTGGCATCAAATTACTGATGTAGATACTGCTAACACTAGCTTCCAGATCACAGCAAATGCTGCATCATTTACAGCATCAACAAGTGAAACTGGTGGTAATCTATTGAAGGTTGCTAAAATTACTGGTACACACCAAGAAGGTGATGGTATTGCGAAATGGCAAGCAATTAATCCTACAACTAACAAGTTGTGGTTCCAGACTGAACAGCAAGAGGATGCTGGTGCTGGTGAAGGATCACAGATAATGATCGTTCCAGTAGATACAAGTACAGATCATAATGCACCTGATCAACCTACATCTACAACTAGAGGTGTTATTACACCATACATTGATCTATTAACTACGTGGTACACACCAGCTGGTTCTCTAGGTACATTTAATATTGGTGACACAGTTAACGTACAGTTAGGTGTATCATTCCTAAGAACTTATGCTAATGAGACTATAGTTGATAGAGATTACACTATTAGTTCTTCAGGACCATTTACTACCAGTGGATTGTCATTTGACACAAGTACTGGTGTATTCAGTGGTACCTTAACCAATACAGAAACGCTCGACCTAACACTAGTAGTTGAAGAAAATATTTCTGGCCAAACTCAGGAGTATACGATTCAACTAACCAACGTCACAACAACTGCTGCTGACCTTGAATTAGTTTATGATGTAGCATCAAGAAACGTTGACTATAACTCAGTTAACAAGACCCACGGTCAACCAGATGATAATGTATCTTGGCTTACTGATAACTGGTACTCACGTCCTATGTTCTACAAGTCATTGTCTATGATGTTGACTCAGAGTGCATATGACAATGATAGATTTGAGTATGTACCATTCTGGCAGATCTATGCTGACAAGGGTGCTGGTAGTACTTGGTATAACTTGAATGAGTATGCTAATGCTTCTACTTGTGCATATGAAGATGATGATTTCTTCGATAACAACGTTGATAACAGAAATACACATTACTCATACGTTGAGAGATATGAGGATGTAACAGGACGTGAGATGGGATTTGCTCATCTAGTTCTTAACAAGTGGTGGAAATATGCTACTGCATTCTTCCGTTGCAAGATGCGTTTCAGACTTAACTTTGACCTTGTAGCAGTTGGTGCTGACTATCAGGTACAAATTAATGCTGGTGGTTCTACAGTGTATGAAGTACCTAAGGGAGCATTCTATCGATTTGATATTAGTGATGCATCTTGGGCTGGTAAAACACTAGAGTACAGACTAACAGCAACAGGACCATCATCTACTACTAACGTACGTACTTATGGTACTCCAGGTCAAGCAGGTGCTTGGTCTGAGGTTTATATACCTGAGTCATATAGTGCAGCAAGTATCTTCTTTGGACAGTCTGGTGGTACTACATTTGCATCACAGCATTTAGACTTTACCACTACTTACACTGCTATTGTAAGTTCTACTGCACAGTTAACAGTTACTAACCTACCAGCATTACCTGCACAGCCAGCATTGACTCTGTATAGTGGTGCTAATTCAATCACTGCTAACTTATTCTCTGCAAATACTGAGTATGGTGGAGAGACACATTATCCAAACACAGTTCCTTATCTAACTGCTGGTAAGTCACCTAAGGAAGGTCGTTTCCCTGTTGTCTTGACCTGTACTGACCAGAACATCGAGTACATTTGGTTTAGTAAGTCATTCTCTTATGATACTGCTGCTGGCACCAAGTCATTTGCTTGGAAGACACAGTACGAGACATATCCTGACTACATTCCTTTAAGTTCTCCATACTTTAAGTCTAGAAAGGATGCACGTAATAGTACTTCTACAGTATACGATTGTAACTTAGAAGGTAAAGGAATCTATGTAGGTAACTATATTAACACTACTGAAGAGTTCCCAGTACGTAATGATTACGGTGGATATAATATTGAGATACCTATTCAAAACCCATCAGCTTTAGCACCACCTAAGGATGCTTCTGGTAACGTTATGCGTGCCACTGACCTCCCTTGTAATGGTATACCAGCTGGTGTGAACGAACCATATTCATTCCAGTTGTATGTTTACAACGGAACATACTCATCACTATCTAATGAGATTAGTGTTATCTCTAACCCACCTGAACTAGGTATGTGGTGGTATGAGTATTCTAATGGATGGACTGGTACTCTATCTAATGGATACCTACGTCACGATCAGGGATTTGTAGATACTACATTAACCTGTGGTGATTACTTTGGTAATATCCTAGTAAGATCATTTGTTATTGACGTTGCTGGTGCACCATTAAATGCACTACCATACATCGATATCAATACCTTACAGGTTCAGGACTACTATAAGGGTGCACAGAACTTTACTGTTACTGACAACCAGACACAGGACGTACAGGTATCATATACAATTGATGCTGGTCAGTTCACTTGGAGGTTACGTATCATTAATGAGTTCCCATATATGGAGACGAAAGATGGTGCTAATAGAACTATCTTCACTCTTAATAATGCTACTCACGCTAATGGTCCTACAGTAGTTAACACTGGTGACTTTAGCACATATACTGGTCAGTTAGCAGCAGCTACTGGACTCTTACGTGAGTGTCCCTTCCGTGGTGACACTAATATTAATATGCCAGTTGACTTCTCTGTTAAGAATGATATTCAACCTGCTATCTTCCCTGCACGTGGTACACAGAAGATGTATTCACTATGGGTAGAGTTAGTTGAGTCACCATTCACATTGACTGACTTGATTAACCTTACAGCAGTTGCTGATCCTTGTCAGGATCATACATATGATTTCGCATACACCCAGAACGGTGCTTGCGTCACACCATCTAATGATTACTTCTGTAACTTCATCAAACCATTGAGAGATCGTAATCATCCTGAACAACCTATTGTAGGTATGGATGGTATTGCACAGATCAAGGTAACTGATGGTATCACACCAAGAACACTGGACTTCCAAGTTCCAGCACCTTGGCCAATTCTTTATTCATACTTAGGTGATTGTAACCCCACTTGCTCATAAAATAGACTAAACTAATGGCACTAGTATTCCCACCAGCCTTGGGTAATATCCCTTCACCTAGTTCGTTAACACCTACGATTTTAGGTACTGCATTTTATGCAGTAACGACTGGTGGGGTTGCTCCTGGCACACATCAATCAACTGATTGGCAGATCAATACCTCTAGTGGTTTTGAGTCTGCTAATTTTGTATACAACCAAAATGATACAGTTAATCTGACATTTATAACCATACCAGCATCAACACTGGTATTAAAAACCAAATATTATATACGTTTCCGTTTCCGTGATACGCTTGGTAATATATCTAACTGGTCTCAGACTGGTGAATTTAATACAGGATTGCAGATTGAAACACCTTCAATCACTATAAGTTCTCCAACACAATTACAACCTATCATTTCATCATCTGCATATGTTGGTGTTAATACACACAGTAGAAGTGATTGGCAAGTATCCACTGATTATTATTTCAATACAATAAATCAACAACTGATAGATTCTCCATCATCACTGACTCAGTATTCTGAGGCTAGTGGGTTGTCATACAGTACATTATATTATGTACGTGTAAGATATAAAGATAATCTAGGTCAGTATTCTGAGTGGTCTACACCAGCATCATTCTATACTGATACATCAACTAATGTTAACCCACAGATTGATAGACCATCTATCATCAATCCAGCTGATGCATCAAGCAACTCATCACTAACTCCTACATTGACTGGTGGAGCATTTAGTGGTAGTAATAATGCTACTCACGTGTCATCTACGTGGCAGATAGCATTCTCACCTACATTTGGTAGTAGTTCAACTACTGCACCAGGTGCCACAGGTACTACATCATCACAGATAAGTAATACTAGTGGTCTAGTGTATGAAGCATTAAATGATATTAACAATAAGACAACTCTTACAATTAATCCTGGTATTTTAGAGGAAGGTAAGACATATTATGTACGTGTGAGATACCAGTACGTTGATCTACAGAGTGTACAGTGGAATTCAGAATGGTCTGAACCTATCTACTTCACAACTGTTGATGTTCCTGGAGAGATACAGTGTCCATTTATCAGTAGTATTACAGAATCTACGATCTATGATAGAATGGACGTAGTTTCCTCAGCATATGTGGCTACACAGGCTGCTGGACAATCACACGTTCATAGTGACTGGCAAGTAGCAACTGACGTTGGATTTACCAACGTTGTTATTACTGCACAAGCAGACACTACAAACAAAACTACATTCCCAATTCCAACTGATTCTATCCGTCCATCAACTAATTACTACGTTAGAACAAGGTATTATAATGGAAGTATCTGGTCTGCATACTCAGCAGGTTACTTATTCCAGTCTCCTGCAACTTCAACTGGTACTCTACAGGACTTCACAAGAGTCCAGACGGATACGCTTGATGACTTGTCAGTCTCAACTAATAAAATTATTAATCTATCAGTCACAAATGAGAAGTTAGCTGATAATACACTAACATCACAGAAGATGGCCATAGGTGGTATCGATGCTAATGCGTCACTTGCAGATGATTCTGTAACAGATACTAAGTTAAATAGTGGTACAGGTGTTGAAGCAGTAGTAACTAATACTATTCGTAACCTGAATGTCACAACTCCTAAGTTGGCTGATAATGCAGTGACATCAGATAAGATAGACATATCTGGTGCAGTAGATCCTTCTACTCCTATTAACGGACAGATCTTCTATAATACTGCTGAAGATACATTCAAAACATATAATGGTAGTAACTGGAAAGAGTCAGGTGATGCTGGTGATTACTACATCATTCAGAAACCAACTTCAGCTCAAACTAACCTGACTGTTATTAAGTCTGGTAGATCTACCAACGTATCATATGCTGAGTATTCAAACCCACTCAATACTCATCAATTCTTTGCACCTGCGGGTTTGCAATTCAATATAGATAGTAGTGGGCATCTCATCGTCACTGTAAGGTAATGGCAGAATTTTTTATCGACGTAGGTAAGATTAAACTTACTTGGAAAGACCAATGGTCTAGTAGCGTTGACTACGTAGCGGATGATCTTGTTCGACACGACGATGGATCAACTATTAGTACATATATTGCTGTAGCTACCAGTACAAACCAAGCACCATCAACAACAGGTACAGTCAATACATCTTATTGGCAACTGTTTGCATCTGGTGGTCTTGCTGGTGGACTACAGCCAGGTGGTAATGCTAGTAATCAAGTACAGTGGAAGGATGGATTAGCACTGGGTGGTGATTCAACATTCACATATGATGATACAACAGATTTACTTACAGTTCCCTCAATTTCTGTATCAGGTACAAGTACAACGTACGACGTTGATGTAACTGGTACTGTACGTGCTACATCATACTATGAAGGTGCTAATCAACTAACATATAATATATCTGGAGCACAGATAACATCTGGTACTGTTGGTAACTCATATCTACCAACAGATATATCAGTCACTAATCTTACAGCATCTACTGGTCTTAATATTAAGACAGGTGGATTGATATTTGATGACACTACAAATCGAGTTGGTGTTAATACAGCAGTACCTGGTACTTCTCTTGATGTCAAGGGAACATCAAGTGATGCTGATATAGTAGTTGGTAGGTTTAGAGCAGACCATACTACTGCCAAAGGTACGTACATAGAGGTACAACCTAACAGTGCACAAGCACAGAAGTCTGGTGTACATCTACATAAGAATTCATTACGTACAGAACCATTTACCATTGAGAATGATGGTGGTGCTGTAAGTATGCACAATGCTTCTGTAAGTGCACCTAGTATAGATTTAAAATTAAATGGTACTAGTACATTTAACTTAACACCAACTGTATCACATCTCACTAATTCATTGAGAATTGATGGATGCTTTGATGAAGCAGTTACTGCTGTGACTATTAGTGGTACTAACGTATTAAGCATAGATGCAACTGTTGCTTCAGTATTTACTGTAACACTAGATAATGCTATAACCACATATAATGTCACACTTCCTACATCGGCACGTTCAGTCACGTTGACATTCTTGTTTACTAATACAACAGGTTCTAACCATACTATTAACTGGCCATCTAATACCAAATGGCCAGGTGGAACGTCACCTACAATGACATCGCTACAAAATGCTACTGATATTATATCACTATCTACTGTTGATGGTGGTAGTTCTTGGTATGGATTCTTAGGCGGTGCGGAGTTTACCTAATGCCAATAGGATTCGCTAAAGCAATAACTACATCTGGTGGTGGAGGTGCTACCCAAGTAGCAGGCCAAACACATTTTGATGGTACCATTCACACTTATGATGGTGGTACTAGTACTTACTGGTGGACTGTACCAGAAAATGTTTTCGCTGTCTCTGTACTTTGCATAGGTGGTGGTGGATCTGGTGGTGGAGGAGGAGACGGACACTGCGGAGGTGGTGGTGGAGGTCTTACGTGGGGTAATGATATTCCAGTGACTCCAGGTGAACAGATTTATGTTTCAGTTGGATCTGGTGGTAATGCAAGTGGTACAAACTATGACCACGGTAGGGACGGTGGTAGATCATATTTTAGGAACACAAGTACTATCTACGCTGATGGTGGTAGAGGTGGTGGTAATGGAAATAACAGCAACAACCTAACTTGGGGTGGTGGCTACGGCGGTGCTGGTGGTAATGGATATGGCACGTACGGAGCTGGCGGTGGTAATGGCGGTCAAGGAGGTACAAACTACACTGGTAGCCACGGTGACGAAAATGGTGGCGGTGGTGGAGGAGCTGGTGGATATACAGGTAATGGATTCCAAGGAAATAACAACACTAACACCTCAGGAGAATACTGTGCAGCAGGTGGTGGTGGAACAGGAATGTATGGAGGCACAGGAACAGGTGGTGGAGGTGGAGAACACGGAGCAAGTGGATGGAGAGGTGGTGGATTTGGAGCATCGGGTGGTGCAACAGCAACAAATATTCAAGGAAGTGGTAGCCAAGCTGGTGCTGGTGCTATCTACGGTGGTGGAGGAGGTGGAGGAGAAGAAACCGATAAAGCAAATAATGATGGTGCACCAGGCGTTGTAAGAATTATTTGGGGAGCAGGTAGAGCATATCCGAACACTGCCACAACTGATGTAGCTGATGGTTCTAGTGGACAAGCAACATATACATCTGCTGGAACCTTCAATTGGATTGCTCCTAGTGGTGTTACCTCTGTATGTGTGGTAGCAGTTGGTGCTGGTGGTAATGAAAGCACAGCAGCAGGAGATGGAGGTGGTGGACTTGGATGGAAGAATAATATCTCAGTATCACCAGGTCAGTCATACCAAGTTAAAGTTGGTGCTCGTATAGGTGGTGCTCAAGGTCACGGTGATGAGTCGTGGTTTATAAACAATACCACTGTTAGAGGTGGTGGTGGACAAATGGGTGACAGTATCAGTGGTGGAGCTGGTGGAGGATACACTGGAGACGGCGGTGGTAATGGTGGTACAGGTGGAGCAGCGAATGGAAATAGAGGAGGTGGCGGTGGAGCTGGTGGATATTCTGGAAATGGTGGAGCAGGTGGAGCTGGAGTAAATTCTGGGGCAAGTAATGGTAGCAATGGATCTGGTGGCGGTGGAGGAGGTGCTGGCGGTGCTTCTTGGGAAGGCGGTGCTGGAGGAGGCGTTGGTCTTCTAGGTGAAGGTTCCAATGGTCCAGGATGTCCTGGAACATATCAAGGTACTGCTGGTCAGGCATACGCACATTGTGGATGGGGTGGATCTGGTGGTCTACCACAACAATGGGGTACCTTCGTTGGTCTCGGACCTGGTTCAGGTGGAGGTGGAGGTAATGGTATATCTGGATCTATTGGGGCAGTAAGAATAATCTGGGGTCCTAATAGAGCATTCCCTAGCACAAATACAGGCGATCTGTAAGACTAAATAGGTAAAGAGAACAAGTATCTTCTGAGTTAAATGGCACTCACAATTGATGTTGGTAAGATAAAAATCAAGTGGTTAGGCACGTACAATAGTGGTACTGCTTATGAACCTGATGATGCAGTTAGTTTCTATGATGGAGCAACCACGTCTGCATATATCTGTGTAGCTAACAGTACAGGGAACGACCCTGCAAACAATAACACACCACACGCAAGTTGGAATTACTTGGCACGTGGTACAGAGTCAGCTTCAGGTGGTAGTGCTGACGGACAAGTCCAGTATAAAACTGGCACAGGTTTTGGTGGAGAGACAGGGTTCTCATATGATGCTGCAACAGACACACTGACAGCACCTAATGCCACGATCACAGGTAATCTTACTGTACAAGGCACTCAGACCACAGTAAATACAACGAATACTACCATCTCAGATAATACTATTGTTCTCAACTCTGGTGAAACTGGTGCTGGTATTCAACACGCAGATGGTGACTCTGGTATTGAAATTGAAAGAGGTACTGAACTCAACGCTAAGTTCTCATTTAAAGAGACAGAAGATTACTTTACTGCTGAAATAGGATCCAACCCTGCTAGACTACACGTACCTTCATACTCAGAGAAGGTTCAGAGTGAAAGTATATCATCTGGTAGTGTACCAATCGACCTTACACAGGCCGCTATTTTTATGGTCACACTCACCGAGAACATTACTGGGTTTGCTGTAACTGGTGAGCAAGCAGCAGCATCAACTAGTTTTGTACTTGTTCTGACACAGGATGGTGTAGGTGGTAGGACTGTTGATCTAACTAACTTTGTAGGTCGTACAGTTAAATGGGCTGGTGGTGTTGTACCAACAGTATCTACTAACCCTAACGCTATCGATATTTTCCTATTCACTACCTTTACAGGTGGTACAATTTACCACGGATTTACATCTGGTCAAGAGTTCTAAACAATGGCATTATTCTCTGGAAAGATGATGGCCTCTGGTGCAGGAGGCAATTTCTATACATTACTAGAAGCTAAGCGTGCTACATTAAATGACGCTAGTTACCGTAAACCTACTGGAATGTTCGATGTAGCTACATCGAGTTCTGGTGAGGTTTATACTCTTAATGGAGAAAGAAACCCTTTAACTGGTTTATACAATGCAGTTATTGCTAAGATAGGATCCATTGGTGGTGTGTCGTGGCAATATACTATATCGTCAGCAAAGAACTGCTACCCTTGTGCACTCGGATGTAATACAGCAGATAATAGTGTATACATTGTAGTAATGGAGACCACTGATCTTAGTGGTGCAAACAATTATAACGGTAAGAGATCAGACGATTCAACTGCTGCTTGGCAAGATGGTACTAACGATGCGAGGTACCATTTCGTTAAGTTTAGTGCGTCAGGTACTAGAGTATGGGAGAATGAATATGTTAGTTCAAATGCTACCAGTTATCCATCTGCAATAAGCAAAGTAGAAGGAGGAAATACTGCACACACATATAGTAATGTATTCTTTAATAGAAGTCTATCACAAGCAGATGCAGCATTAATGGGTGCACCTGACCTTCAGTTGTTTAGAAATGTAGGTCATCCAGGTAGAAACCCAACAGATAATACTCCTTGGAATCATATAATTTCTACAAGACCTAACAATGAAACATTTGCTACTCTTGGTGTAGATTGTCAGGATATAAGATCACACGACGTATATTCATTAGATGGTCCTCACTTCGGTGGTAGACCACAGTCAACATCCAACATTGTAATGGATGTACCTAACTTGTGCTTCTACATACTGGTTGCTGCTAATGCTACTGGTACTGACTTCTCATTGTCTAAAAGCACAATGCATATCCTTAAGGTACCTTTTACTGGTGTCTCTATCAATGCTAGAGAGATAGTATATCCTGGTAGCTGGGATCAGAATGCTAAGATCACACTGGATAGTAGTGGACACCTATGTATACCTTGGACTAGTACAACTAAAGAGCGTAGATATCATAATCAAGCTGGTAGTGTAGGTGGTGCTGCTGGTAACCAGTGGTACTATATGTTCTGTGATACAGGAGAAAGTGGTAACCGTGACACTGAGAACCTAGGTGCTTACTTAAGGTATGATTTCAGTCAGTCAAATGACTTTGAACTAGTACGTTATGGTCAGACAACTGAAGTTGTGGTACCTAAAGTATGTAAGGTAGAGAAAGAATGGGGTGCTGGTACAACCTATGAGTATGTTACCAGTGCTGGACTATCACCTGCGTCAACATCTCAGATGGGTGGCACAGGTATGGGTAGAACTAATAACTCAGAGTATGGAAAGTTTGGTAGATACCATAACTTTGTAGGACTCCAGAAAGTAACCAAGGCAACAGGTGCATTTGAATGGGTTCGTAACTTCTTTGCTATCCCTAATGATCTTGTTAAGATGGGAGGTGGAGAAGGTTCAGACACTTCTAGTCATAGAAGGAGTGTAGGACTACCACAGATATCAGTTTCTGATAGTAAGGTATTTGCCAATGGAATATATTATGTTGGCAATGTAGTGTATCAAACTCAAAAAATACCAACGAGTGCACCATATAGAAATCAGAATAGTTATATTGGATGGATAGCTAAGGTTAATTTTGATGGATCCATAGACTATATCAGAGAGGTTAGAAGTTTAGTAGATAATATTCTAGAGTATACTAATAATAATGCAGGAGAGTTCCCTCCATATTATTATAACTCAGAGCAGAATGGTGGTGTATTGTTAGATAGCATCAACTTCGATGCATTCAACAATATGATAGTCACTGCACGTCACGTTAGTGATAGTAATGTTGGATCATCTGGTCATTTTGTTGATAATATGGTATTGAAACTACCTCACAATGGTGACTTGATTGGACCAATTGAGGTAAGAGATCTATTCCCACCAGTAGGAACTACTGATCTTAGACTCAGGAGATTTACATACACTCCATCATCATTGATTAGATGTTGGGAAGAAATGTTATATGATAACAATGTAACTGCTAGTCAGTACACTGAGCCATATGGACTATTGAGACTATGTACTGGTTGGAATAACTATACAGGTCAGGAAGTAAATCCATCACAGATAGGTCCACAACAAAAGGATGCAACATATCAAACAACAACTGGTATCAGTCCTCTTAGACTAGCTACGTTAGATAATGGTACATATGCTGGTAGATTCTTATGGCAGACACCAACACAGAATCTACAGTTAGATACCACTAGCACTAGAGCGTGGGATAGAGCAGAGCGTCGTAGTTCTCAAGGTATATTCTTACAGACACTAGAAGAAACAACTGGTGTTAATAAAGTAATTGAACCTAAGGCATCTTGCCCTGCTTGGTTGTTTGTTGATCAGACAGTTAATACTGACAACGCACAAACAGACTTTGATGCTGCTAGCTACACTAAACTGATAGGTACTGGAGACCTAGAACCCTCAAGAATTAAGAAACAAGAGCATCCTAATGGTATTACTACTATATCACAGTATTGGGATGGAACAGGATTACGCAAACAGATTCTCAGCCGTCACGGTCCAACTGGTGGTGTTGAGACTAGAATATATGATACAGGGTATAACACATATCCTAAAGATGTGGTAACAGATGAGGTAGGTAACATATACACAGTTGGTTGGACTGCTGATACAACTGGTAGTAACAACTATGGTGTAGGTTATATCGTTTGTTATGATAAGAATCTATCATTCCAATGGGATTACAGATTTACTATCAATGATGCAACATCACTAGTTGATGCAGTTGCTAACTCTCAGTTACACTGTGCAGCAGTCACAATGACTAGTGCCAACACTGCTAAACTATATGTTGGTGGACATTATACCTCAGTATCATCCACAGTACCAACACAACACGCAATAGTAACTGCTATTGCTTTGGACGTAGCTGGTAGTGGTGCATCTACATTAAACAACACATCATTTACTGGTGCTACTGTTGAGGTTGGTGGAGGTACATCAAACAACGCAATTGATGGTGTATTTGGTTTAGATGTTAAACAAACAGACTCAGATGATGGAAATAAATGTTACGTAGGATATGCAGGAGCACTCTATGACACGACAGGAGCTACTACTCGTGGAATGTATGGTATTATTGAATATAATGGTACTGTTCCTAATGTCACATACCAATCATCTAACTCTTCAGGATATATCATCGGTGATGATCTTAAACTAAGTTCGTTTAGTTTCAGAAAGGCAGTTGATGCATATCAGGATACAAATAAGTATTCTAGTCAATGGGGTCATACATTTGCAGTTGGTGGAGAAGAAACACAGTCAAGTAAAACTAATGCTGTAGTTCTTATTGCTTCACAGGAACAGAATAGAGGTGGATACACAGTAACAGCACATAATAGTGCTAACTATTGGAATCATCCATTCTCACAGACATCATTTGTTATCAACAACTCTCAAGGTGCTGATATAGTTAAAGATCTACGATGGGGATTCATTGAAGTTCCTGGTACAGATGCTGCATACTCTGATCTTGGTGGTAGTGTATACAACTATGGTGAACAGAGGTTCTTCCAACAAGGATGTTGGGAGGATAGACTATTTGTTCTCACATCTATAACTAATCAGTTCTCACAACTTGATAGTTATATTGTTGAGGTCACATCAGGTCTATTAGGACACGATATTGGTAGTGGTGGTACACCATATAATAAAACACCTGACAAAGCTAATGTTACACGTATTGGTAAGATAAGCACATCAGGTATCACTGAACCTGCTGGTCTTGTTATCAATGGTCCTGAACACGGTACTATAATGACATCATCTACTGCTGCTAACAGTGGTACTCCTAATGATCGTCAGTGCTTGACAACGAAGATCCCACTGGATATGAGTAAGCAAGATGCTAGCTACAGAGAAGTAGGATCGCAGTATGTTTACTGGTCTAAACCAGATACATCGATGGCAATCATAGCTCGTGGTACATTTAATGTAGAGTTTACTACTATTGACTCTAATACATCATCATACCGTGATGGTACAAGATTCTGGTTTGCAGTAGACAGTGCTGTAACTGATCTAGGTGCTTGGACTGGATCTACTAATATGAATGATATTAGTGTTGCTGGTACATTCTCTATCGTAACTAAAGATCTACAACAGTTCAAACAGTCTTAAGATAATATAAAATTGAGGTTAGACCTCATAAATATGTGTTAGGATCAACACAACTACGCAGGAACCAATGGGAGCACATTCAAATCCATCATTACACACTCAGAAGAGTACTGTTGACTTAACAGACCACCGTGATTTGGTGCTCAGTAGGGATGAGAGAGGATACCTTAAAGAAATGTTAC